ATGGTCATGTCGTATAGCTTGCCAGCAATGGAGAATGTATTTGCTGCGCGTCCGCGCTCAACGAATGCCACGCTCTGATTACCAAGTTCAAACTGAGCAGACGCCCCATTATCGTTGGTAATGGTCAATGTGTCACAGCGAAGTGGTGAGATGCCATCAAATACAGACACGTCAACAGACGCAAACGGCTCTGCATCAAAGGTGACGGTAGAGAAGTCAGAACCTGTTGGCGGTGCAGTCAATACTTCCTGGCTCAGGCCAATAAACGGAAGTGACCCTGTAACCATTGCATTGACAGCCTGTTCGATGGTGAAGCCTGAGAACTCAACGCCGCGAGTGACGATAAATGAATCAGCGCCACCGCATTGACCTTTAAGCCAGGTAAGCACGGAATATGTCTTACATAGGTTACCCGTTTCCAGCTTATCACCGGTGAAGTAGTCGGTAGTGGCGGCAGCCGCAGTTGTCAGCGTAGATTGAATGCCTGCACCTGTCACCACCGTTGCCGTAACTGCTGTGACGATAAATGGTTTGCTGTTATTGCCAGCCAGATCAGGGAAAGCGATCAGATCGCCAACTTCCACTCCATCGGTAATATAGCTACCCGTTGAGCGCGTGTAGGTTTTTGCTGTGGCATCTACTGCAACAGAGATGCCAACTCCACTCACGCCAGCCTGCCAGGAAGAAGTCATTGCGCCAGCCAGCAAATCATCCTGACTGCGTGAACTTAGCTCAATGGCATATTCTCCGGTAATCTGCTTGTTGCCAGTACGGATAGATGATGTCTCACGGCTGCCATCCAGTTCGTTGGAAACCAAAGCATCTCGGGTGGTAGCGGGGATGCCGCCAGTATTGCGCAAAGGCGACCATACCGGGCTTGTTGGTGTTACACCTGGCGTGGTTTCTGCTACGTAAAACTGTGCAGTATTCGCGCCCTTATAAGGAGTAGCCATTTTTATAACCTCTTAGTGAAGGCAATGAAATTTATTGATAAAGGGCGCTTTGCCCATCCGTTCTGCACAATCAACGGCCCCAGGCTCACAGATTGCACTTCGGCGCAGATAGCGTTACGAGAGAATGATACACCAGCTTTGAATAAATCGTTAAGCTTGTCAGCCATCTTGTTGATAGCTGAACTGCCAACTGTTGAGGCGTAATTGATGTCAATTTGATAAATGCCTGCTCGCTGCTCGCTAAATCCCAAATCGGCCTGCTCTGTATCGGCGAGGAGCATGAATGCAGCAAGGTATGGCGTGCTGGTGCTAGCTGGAGAGTCGATGTTCTCAAGCGCCACAGAGATGCTATTGGCAGTTCCGAAGGCCATTAGCGGTGAGTCGAATGTTTTGGTCAGGTCTTCGAAGTATCCCATCAGCGCACCTTGGCAGCCTCTTCATCAAGCAGTGATTGAAATCTTATCACGTTTACGCGGACCATGCCCGCAGGTGCCTGTTTGGAATAACCCCCTGAGGTATTTGGCCCATCACCCGGATATCCGCCGAACTCCAGGACATCTGCATAGGGAAGGTTATTCGTTAATGTTAGCTCTTGCCAGTCAGCCGTTTGTGAAACAAAGTTTGCAGCATTACCTTCTGCGTTAGCACCGGTGGGATCTGTTCCTGAAACTTGACCACTTGCAGGCTGAGCACCAGAAGCCTGCCAGTTCATGCGGAACCTGCCGGTATCGACTGGGCTTCCCTTAATGATTGCACTGAACAACTTGATAGAGACGGCGCGCATAACGATCTCTGGATTCTTTTTCGCCTTCTCGCAGAAGGATTTGACATCCAGAGTGAAACTCATTTTCTCACCTGAATAAAGTATGCAACAACATCGTCATTAACCATCTTTTTCTCGATGGCTACTACCGACCATTGCTCGCCACCAAATTCAACCTTGTCAGCCATTTGGGGAACTATTGAGTAATCAGACTTAACGATCATATCGCCAGTCTGAATTGTGGTTCCGTTCACCAGATAGGCATTTACTGGCACAGGGACTGAAGTTAATGAAATGCTTGTCGGCAATCCGATAACCCACTCGGCAGCAGTTTCATCCCATGTCTTAACACCGGCTCGCACCAGCGTAACTGTGCTGCCATATTTATTTAGCAGCTTAGTGCCAACTCCCTGCATTTTCTTACTGAATGCGCTGGACATTACACAGCCTCCATGCGGGAAATCACAAGTAATGCAGATGGAGAGACTGCCCAGCCTGATGTTGCAGGAGTGATAGCATATACACCACCGGCGTTAATGCTAGAATCAACGCTGTCGCGAACAATCTGAATGGCTAACGTTTGACCTGCTGTCGCGTTGATAACCACGCGCGATTCTGTCGGCATGATGGTATTGGAATTATCCAGACGGACAGCAGCAGATGAACCGTATTGCGCAGCATCCAGCATGATACGTGAAGCAATAGTCACAACTCCAGTTGCACCAGCGCGGCCACATTGAAGCTTAATCCTGACTGCATAATTACCGGCAGCATTAAAGGTTACCAATCCACCAGCACTAATCATCACCGGATCTGTTGTTGAATGTTGCGCTGAACCAAACACTAACTGAAGAGCAGTCCCTAATGCTGTTGGTAATTGGTTAACTACTGATGGGGCACGCAGCACTTCAACTTCTTTCATGCCTGCCGCAGCATATAGCATGGAGTCAGCCATCTGCGTATTAACTTCACGCAGCAATGCCGGGGTGATCGCGCCAGTGGTGTTATCTGGAAGATTGGTGCCAATCAGCGTAAACATCTCACTTTTAGTTTTCGCCATGATTAGCCTCTGCTCACTCTGAACTGAAATCCATTATTGCCACCACCGCAGATAAGCGGGCGAAGCGCGTCCATTGCCGCAGTGATCGTAATAGTTGAGCCTGTTACGCCGTTGTCGGCATACTCAACGACAACAGCTCCAACGATTTCTTCATGTGTTGTAATACGCCCGTCGCTGGACCCGCGAACATCAGAGCCATTGCCATACTCAACCGCCGCTGCCACTTGCGCCTGAATTACTTGAGAAGGGATGGTGGTGTTACTGACTGCGAAGCCATACAGCTTAATATCAGTACGCGGGAATGATAATGTCTGGCTGGCCGATACACGGCTGCCGCACAGCATAGATTCCTGCAACATGATGTAGTTTGCGCCATTGCGCAATGCTGCTTCAGCTTCGGTATCATCAACTGGCAACGCCCAGCCAAACCTTCCAGCTAACGTGCGAGCATCAGCAAGTGACACATACGAATCAGCATTAGCAACAATCGAACCGTCTTCAACAATCAGCATTAGGCCGCCCGTTAAGCTTTAGCGCGTTGGGTTTTATTTGAAGATTCAGTACCGCCACCATTCTTAACAGCAGCTTCGTCAATTGGATCGATCTCAATCAGATCGCTTGCCTGAGCACCGACAACTTTCAAGATGACCTGACCATCCTCACCAAGCGCCAGACCATCATATTTTTTTCGTTTTACGTAATTATCAGCCACTTTGTTCTCCAAATAGCGGCCCGCAGGCCGCTTATTATTAAGATACGGTAACGACGGTGCTACCGGAAATCAGGTTGCCATAGGCGTCAGTGACAACAACTTTGTACGTGCCGGAGTCTGCTGCAGCAGCCGATGCCTTGGTGTAGACAGCAGCATTAGCGCCGACAATGGCGTTGTTGTTTTTAAACCACTGATAGGTATATGAACCTGAACCGCCAGCGGCAACAACCGTCAGAGTCATAGTTTGGCCGGCAGTAACTGCTGTAGTGGAAGGCAGCGCCGTAGAGAATGACGCCGGGCTAATGTTGGTCATGTCCACTTTAACCAGGTTGCCGGTATCGACAGATACGCCAGCCAGTTTACGTTTGATTACGTCTACCATTTTAAAATCCTCTTAGCTTACTGAGCCAGCGGCTTTGAGCGCTGTCAGCAGGTTGGCAACAGTCGTGCGCAGGTTAGTAATATCAGTGCGCGCAGCATTATATTTTGTAACCAGATCATTGTGGTCAACGAGAAGACCAGCAACATCAGTCGCGACTGATGCAGTGTCTGCTGTAGCAGTAATCGCAGACGGAGCGGCAACCGTTGCAGACTTCAGTACACCACCAGTAGCGGTAGCTGTAGCTGCTGGAATTGTCGCACCTTTCAGGCTGCGCGGCAGGCCTTTACCAGTTGTAGCCATAATACACCTCTAATAATTAGGGCGCTTTCGCGCCCTTGGTTGATTATGCGCCTACGCCGGTAACCAGGAACGCCATCGGAATGTGCTTACGCTCCATGACGCGGTTCCAGTTTGTTGCATTGGCAAGATCCTGCCATGACGCGGAGCGGGCGATAGTTTCGCTGCCGTTGCCGGTGATCACTGCGCTGGTAAAGCTGTAACCCAATGGGTGCAGCAACCAGGTTTTGCGGGACCACAGAGTTTCAACGCCGCCGCCGTTACCGCGCTCAGGAGAACGGTAGTATTCCAACGGAACGGTTGGAGAACCTTCACCGTACCCGATAGCTCCCTGACCGAAGATGATGCTGATGAACTTACGTGAACTGCCGGTGCCTACAACGGTCATGGAGTCATCCTGCACAATGCGATAACCCTGATATGTTGCGATCAGTGTGTTGTTATCGGCATCACGCACGAAGTCGATCAGTTGCTGTTTGCGCATCTGGGTATATACGAAGCTGTGCACGGCAATGGTGCCAAGCTGAGTGCTGCCAGGGCCAGCCAGCGCATCACCCATCGTAGCGGTCGCATCAATGAATGCGCCAGCATCGAAGCCCAGTGTGGCAGACACGTCGATAACCATGTCATCTGCTGTGTGATACGCATCTGTTGCAGCGCGGTTATCGTTGTAGATACCCAGCGATGTAGCCAGTAAACGACGCTGAGCCTGACGCTGCCAGAAGTTATCCAGACGAGATGCGACAGATTGCAGCGGGTTTTGACTGGTCAGTTCAACAGTCAGATCTGCCTGGCCGAAAGCTTCGTTCAGGTAAGCGACGCGGACCATCATTTCATCAGTATTGATGTTACGCGGTGTCGCGATATCCTGATAAACATCATTCGAGTAGTTAGGCTCGATTGATGCGTCGATTGACTTCCAGAACGGGATGTTAGCGATATTCGACGTGCCACGCGCAATCTCAGCCGCATACGGAGTCGGCGTCAGGATGCCTGACTGGAAGAATGCCGTTTTCTCAATCGGGTCTTCTGTCATATAAGACAGAATTACCGGCTCGTTACCAGTTACGATGTCGCCAATGGTGGTGATGCCCATATTATTTCCTTAATAGTTTCATCTGCCGGTCGAATTCGGCTGGGTTTGATTTGTGCAGATCGATACGTTCCGCATCATTCATTTCACTGAACACTTTTGCGGCCCCGCCGCCTTTGCTACCGCCAGCCCCGCCGCCGGATGCTGCATCTGCTTTAATCAGATGCGAGAATGCTTTGTGCTCGCACAGATACTTCATAAACTGTGCCGGATCTGTGGTGATGACATTGCCGTCTGCGCCGACGTACTTTGTGACTACATCATCACCATCGAACTCTGTTTTAACCATCATGCCAATGATATCAATGGCACTTGGGTCGATCAGTTTGTCGGTGAACTGCAATACGCTTGCCTTACGTTCACTTGACAGAATGCGCTCATTGCGTGACGCGATGATCTTATCCTTCGCTTCAAGCTGTGGGTCATATTGACCGCGCAGGGTTTTCTCAAACGTTTCAAGCTCACCGGATTGTTTTGCTCGCTCCTGGTCTGCCAGCAACTTAGCAGCAGCGGCTTCATCAGCCATGCGCTTAGCCTCTTTCTTTTCAGCCAGCAACTTATCGCTATTGGCCTTCAGGCCAGCCACTAACGCATCAACTTCTTCCTGCGTATACGATTTGCCGGCAGGTGGTTTTGCGCCGCCGTCCAGTGGTTCATCTTCGCGATAAACGCGGAAGTAATCCGATAACTTAAACATTTTGCCCCCAAGGCATTTGAGCGGCCCTGCCGCATTGCTGGTATGTTATAACAGTTGATATGGTGGTGCAAATATAGCTATTTCAAACACTGAGTGCGGATGTATTCCTGCAAGCCTCGCGTCATTTTGTCGCTGGTTGCGAGTTTTCCCCTGAGATCGTAATAATCTTGTCGAGAGTCTGCTGAGAGTTCGGCGGATCCGCCATCATCCACGCTGGAGGCTCCGGTGGTCTTGGGCATGCATCTGGCACGGACTGACAACCGCTTAGCACCAGCAGCAACATCAGACTGCAACTGATCGATAGTTTCTTTTGCATCGGTTAATTCCTTTGTATATTTAGCATCAAGCGCAGCAACATCGCGCTGGCGCACCTGCATATCTTTGATGGTCGCAGTAGCCAACTTTAAATCTGATGAAGCTTGGTTATATTTGCCATGATAATAATATGCGCAGAACGCCAGCAGGAACGAGGCGATGAGCAATGCAATAGCAGCCTTTAACGCCATAAGCATACCTCACGCTCAATCTCACGACGGTTCACCAGACCTTGCCACTTCTTGCCGCCTGCATATGTCCAGTTGCGCAAAGCATCACAAGCGCCTTTTGTATCGCCAGTGTTGATTTTTCGAAGAAGCGTTGATGTCTGGAAGCTGCGTGCTCCAACGTTGTAGGCAAAGGAATACAGAGCGCCGCGAGTTGCGACAGGGATTGGTTTGGTGATGTACGGATCAATCTGCTTGGCTACTTTTTGCAGATCTGCTTCAAGAATAGATTTACATTCAGCATCAGAATAATGCTTCCACGGGATGATGTCTGCGCCAGTGTGTCCGAAGCAAACGGTTTTCACACCAACAACATCTTTATAAGGCACTGATCTCATACCTTCCAGCCCATCATTCCCTGTCGGCCCAGTGATCAGCATGCTTGCTACTGCAATAGCGCCAGCAGAAACAGAGCCGATCAATCCTTTACGCCAAACAGAACCAATAGCCATTTATTTATCTCGCTCAGGTGGTGATTGGATAACCCCACGGTTAAGAGCAGATTCATATGCCCGCATGGCGGCATCATATGTTTTTGCTCTCCGGCCACTGTAATACGTGTTAACCAGGAACGTTGCCACGCCAAGAATAATACCACTGATTACTGCTGTCTGATTCCAGTCAACAGACTTGAACCACTCAGCAATCCCACCAGTAACTAAGCTGGTAGACGTTACATAGCTTACTGCTGATGTGATTTTGTCAGCCATGTTTTTCATTTCCACCCCCATAGGGGACCGATTCAATTAGGATAAATCTCAACCAAACATCGAACCGATCAGGTTAGACTCTCATTGCGATTAGAGATACCCACCTGAAAACCCCAATGTCCACCCCATGATTATGCAACGTTATAACGTACATTGGCAAATTACACACAAAAAAATGCCCTCACAAGGAGGGCAAAAAGACGCTGCATGGAGAGACTATAACGGTCGGGTACTTGTGAGTTATCTGGTCGCACGGTTAAGCTAATTCAGTCCGTCGCCCCATAATATAACTCAAAACTACCGGCTGTCTTCTTCCAGCCCGCCAAATCGAATCGGCCACATGATTAGTGTGATGCTCAAGGAATTTAAACCCTGCCTGCTTCATTCGCCTTTTGTCTGAAGTGCTCCACACGGAGTAATGTTTCAGCGCTACTTCAGAGGCTAACCCGCATGATGCGCACGGGAAGTTAATTAATGTGTGGTGGCCGGTGCTGCTTTCCGGCATGCGGATATTCACTCCGTAACGCGTGCAACCTATTTATCACCAGCGGTTAGCTCCCGCCACGCGTACAGCGTATCAGCCTACGCATTCACCACAACGGAAAGAGCATTTGTCACTTGTGTTAGTTGCAGTGGTCTCTTAAGGTTTATACCACGCAATTCCAAATGCTCTTGCCTGTTGCGTGCTGGTTGCGCTTATCCAGCGTCTTTCTACCGTTTAAAGACTAGGTTTTCCACAACCGTGTTGTCTGTGTACTCAGCATCGCCTTGAAACTGATACTAGCCGCATCCATACGGCCTTGCAACTTATTTATTTAACTTATTCCGTAAACTCAATGTCAGCACCCTGAGATACCGCCTGAATTCCTTTAGCGTCGGTAACCACGCAAACATACTGGCCTGATTCGGTAACTGACAGTGATGCACCCGAGTCAGGTACGTTAACTACCTGCCTATCATCCTTGTACCACTGATACGCATAAGGCTTCGTACCAGCATTAGCCTTAACGGTCAGCACTACAGCATCACCATTACCGCTGGCCGAGATTGGCTGCTCAGAGAAATAAACATCACCAGCATCTACCAGATACGGCACTTCATACAGCGTGCCGGTAGCAGACGTGGCAATGCCTGTTTTGTCAGTGTATGGCATGACATCTACCGCCGCACCAAGCGCTGACTCATCATCAATATAAACAGCAGAATCACCGGATGCTACGCGCTTGTACTGAACTACTCGGCGCTCAGGAATATCTGTTACTACGAAAAATCCGCTCATGGGTAACCTCAATTAGTTTGGTTTATTGTGCATTGTAGTCGATCTTGGCCAGATACTCTGCCACCTTATCATCCAGCGCAGCCATCTGCTTCAGCGTCATTGGCTTGCCAAACCCGTCCACGCTGGCAGCTCTGAACTCGTCAGATGTCATGCCAGCATTGCGGAATATCTTGCCACGCACCGCGCCCAGCGCTTCATCCTGGAACCAGGCTGGCTGAGATTTAAGGAAATCATAATAGCTGGTATTGGCATCAACTTGCATACCACCATCAGCGCCTTTTGCTGCACGCTTGGCGCCAATATCAAGAAAGTCGAAATCACTGCTCACTACAGGTGCCGTTGTGGTGCGGCACGCAATATGAAATGGCGGCTTGGGCTGGTATTTATCATCAGGCTTATAAACCTTCCCTGGCGGCCAGCCGCGGCAGATGGCAGAGGTGCGAGAGTCAAGCGTCACCACCAGTTCATAACCTTCTATCACATCACTATTCTTCTCGTAAGTTGCATCTTTGGCAACCGTAGAGACATGGTTCATTGCAGTCTTCACGATGGCTGCAGCATTGCGCTGTGACACATCAGCCAGGCCGCCAGCACCAACTACATTCTTCACTATCTGCCGCGTGGTCTGCCCCTGCACAAAGCCAGACTTGACACCAGATACCAGGCGTGAAGTTTCTGTCTCGGTCCAGTTATCAAGCAACTTGAGGAAATCAATCGGCTTATGGTCAAGCGCCAGAGGCTGGAACTTAATCGCAGACCAAACCTGTTCAGGGCTTGACGTGATGAAGTTAGTATTAACGTTGGCCGTCAGCGTGCGCGTCGTCCAGTCGGCCTCATACTGCGCCAACTCCTGTAAGTCATTTAGCAGATCGCTATTCCAGTCACCGGCAATATCATGCAGCACGCTATCTAAACCGCTGAGCATCTTATTCAGACGCGCGGCAGTACGGCTATCATCACCGAACTTTAGTACCTCATCGCGTATCTCCTGTCGCATCTGCTGTATGAATGGCGCAGACAAACTGGCCTCATGCGAGGCCGTGCGCTGTAGCCATATCTGGTGGCTGATGAATGCTGAGGTTAGGTTGCTCATTCCCTGTTGCCCGCCCTGTTGCCCACATGGAGTCCGTACATGAATGAAAGAACTGAGCAACCAAGAATAACTCCAAAATACCAAGGCAATGCCAGAGTAATAGCTGCACTACCAACCACTACCATCAATACAGAAGTTAAAGAAATCATTGCGCCTCCTGCTGTGCTTGCTGTTCCTGCCCCGCACTCGCCGGTATCTCACCGGTAACCGTGGCCGCCGCGCCCTGAACGGGAACTGGCGCGCTCTCAATGCCTTCCTTCAACTCAGCGTCAGTCCATTCAGTTGTGCCAGCCTTACGCAGGGCAGCCCAATAGGATTCGATAGGCAAGTTGCCAGCCTGAATATCTGCCGCCCACGCAGTGCGGTCCTGCGCTGTCATTGGCTGCAAGAAGAACTCCATGTTCAACTTGAACTCAATGTTATCAGAAGGAATATTCATCATCTGCGCAGCCCACTTCAGCGCATCTTCATAGGCCTTGCTGACGTTACGCGCAATGGTGGCCATTACTGAGGTGTCCGCACCACGCTGAAGGCGGGCAGATTCTGCGGTGATCTGCTGGGTTGGGGTAATAAGCTGCGCACCGATCTGAATGGCCTGCGCCTCCTTCTTGGCTAGGGCTGCATCCAGTGCATTCGTTGCCGCCGCCTGGATGAGCTTTGCATCACCACCAGAGCCAACGTTCAACCCGCGACGTGAACCGAATTTAACGCCTTCTGGGTTCAACTCCTTCCATTGCTCAGGGCTAATGGCTTGTCCAGGTGAGATGACCAGCATGGCCTGTGATACAACAAAGAGATTCTCTTCATTATCCGCACTATTGCGATAATGCCCCACCTGAAGATCTGATAGCGGCAATAGTGGCGCGTCATCAATGGTTGAATCGTTATTGCTTGCACCAATGAATGTGAAGGGGATTTGACCTGCCGGAACAGCGTTAAGGTTTGGGTAAATCTCAAGGATTAGGCCTTGTTCTTCGCCTGAATTATCGAAGCGGTAAAGGCGCTGGCGATAACGACCACCTTCATCAATATCCAGCACGCGATACTGCTCACCGATATGCGTAGTAAATTCATCATTACTATCTTCATATTCATAGCACTCACGTAGCACTACGCGGATTAATCTGTTCACCGAGCCTGAGCGCTTCAACTTCCAGTTAATGATGTTCTCTGCCGTGTAGTAGCCAATAACCGGGTTTAGTTCACCAGCGTTCTGCTGCGCCATTGTGGCCACCTGAATGTCAGGGGCATCTACCAGCAGGCCACCACGACCAACAGAATCAATCTCCATCAGGGTATCCTGCGCATGCTGCCACAGACCAACGCCTGAGCCGTCTGCATTCTCCAGCAGGTATTCAAGCTGCGCCGGAATGACTTGCTCAGGGTCTTTGCGCATAACACTACCGACCATACCTGCCAGAGTGCGCTTAGTGAAGTTGTAGACGATTGCCCCGTCTTCATACTCGCGCTGGCGCATCTCACCATAGGTGGCGTCTTGTTCTGATGCGCCAACGTTACGCAGGTGATGCCGCATATCGCCAGAGATGGAATCGCGGATCTTCTTCCACTTATGGACGTTTGCCGTGTACTCTCGGTGCGGCGTTTTAACTGTGTCGAATCCGGTGATCATTTTATTCCTCGCATCACAGAGCGAAACTGATTGGGATGTTAATGACTGGTTTAACCACAGGCATCTCATAAGCTACAGGGTACGTCGTGGCGTCGTTCTGATGGTCTACGCCGCTGCTTTTGTCTGGCTCACCGTTATCATCGTATGCCTGCTGCTCAAGCCCGCGAGCCGTCTGCGGGCAGTTTTTGTCATTAACTTTTATTAATCCTGATTCTAACGCTTTATTCATTGACAATACACGGTCTTTCACTGCCGGGTTACTTGCGTTAACGCGAACCTCAAAGCCAGCCTGTTGAAGCATGGCGATGTCAGACGTTGATGCCATGTTGCTTTTGCGGTTCTTCCCGCTGGCATCCGGGTAGATAACTATGCGATGGCCTTTAGATTTCCACCGCTCAGTAATGACGCGTACTACATCAGGGGTGTCGAATAGATCAACCAACTCAGATACAGCATGCCATATCTTCCCGCGTAGCACATAGACAGTAGAAGCCATCTTTCCCACGTTGAAATCCTGACCGATAAACAGCGGTTCACCAGCTATAATCTCTTCATGGCTTCTGCACTCCTGGCGCTTGTAGGCGTAATAGACGGTGCCTGATGTTAGGTTGACGAATTCGCCATCGACATAAGCATCAACCAGTTGTGATGGGTATGTATTGTAAAGTGATGGGATATAGTCACTCGGCAGGTTTTTGGCGTTCTGCCTGGTGCTGGCCTTAGTGAGTGAATAGAACTCTGCAATCTCTGGCCGCTCCTGCAGATCGACTACGAACAAGCGATGAACGAAGTTGAAGCCTTCAGGTGTAGTCGTGAAGTCCACGGTGTTGACCGGATAGTCGGCACGAACCGATGACATACGGGCGATGATCTTCTTCCATGCGGCATCGGCCTTATTCATTTTCATGGTGTCGATTTCATCAATCTGCGCATGGTTGATATCAAAGCCAACTATGCGATGCGCATGTTCCATAGCGCGGCACTTGACCATGCTGTATTCAATCTCATCAACGAATAGCTTCACTTCTTTGCGGCTGACATTGATGTCAACTGATAGGGCAACACCCCATTCATCACTAAGCAACTCGCCAACCTCTGCGATAGTGCTATAGAAGATATCTGAAATCATTGGATAGGTAGGCGCGAAGTAACCAAGCTTGATGCCGGGATATTGCATGGCAAGCATCCACAGGCGCACACAGCCAACGAATGTCTTACCACTACGGTAACCGCCAACGAAGGCATTGAACTTCTTGTGGGCTGCCAGGAACCGCCCCTGAGGCACGTTGAGGGAGAGAGACTTACTCATCATCACCCTCATTATCCACTTGCAGACTTGCGTCCTGAATGCGCAAATTGACATTGAATGACTTGCGCTGTCCTTTAGTGCCAGGAAGCGCTACGCCAAGCATGTCGTTGATGGTTTGGATTGCGCCTCTTGCTGCTGCTAAGTTCTCTCTGCGGGCATTGCCGTTCTGGTCATGCCATTCTTCTATGCCAGCATCGACGATCTTTTTAAGCATCTCCAGCCGCCATTCAACGCTTACTCCGAAGTCTCTTTCGGATTGCTCTGATGCCTTTTTCTTTAATGCCTTAATCCTTGATTTGATCTTGACATTAGATAAAAGCCTACTTGCAAGCTCATTCCGTGATGTTGGCTTGGCTTTACTTTTTGGATTTGCCTCGTTCCATGCGTCTGTTGCATTGCCGCCATTAAAGACGTATGCCTGACAAAACGCCTCCTCTTTGGCGGTTAGTTCACTCATATCATGCCCCAAGCATTGATAGCGTCGGCCCTGCCGACAGATAGGTAATACTATAACACTTGAGTTGCAGAAATGAAAAAGCCCTCGTTATGAGGGCTACAGTCCAATGTCATTCATCGCTTTCTTCATATTGAGTTGCATAATCCGCGCCAGAACCCTATCACGAGGCCATGACCTCATTTGCGGTCGGTATCTGTACTTATCCATTCTAGATAGAGATGATGCTTTACGATATCTCTTTAGGCGTGCGGAGTTTTCTGCTATGTCAGCCTGAATTAGTTGTTGAACCGTGCTTGACTTCATTCCCATATCATCGCACCCAACAACTTCACCCAGCCATAAGCGCCAAGCGCACCAGCAGAAAAACCAAAGCCAACAATCACTGAAGCAGAGAAAACCATAAACAACTTTTACCATGATGTCTGCTGTGGCTTATCGGATGATTTAATAGCCTGAAGCTTAACTTGCAGATCGCTAATCTGGCGCTGATGTGTGCGGTTAGATTTCTCTTTCTGCCTATTTGATTCCTTTAGCATGACGATTTGGTTATCTAAATTTCTGATATGCTCCTCTACCGAGATATTTTTGCAATCACTCACCCTCCACCTCCTTAGCCGCACTCACCAGCGCAGCAGCAAGTTGTAGGGCTTCTTCTTTGTTGAGTTTAATGGTGCTAATTACGCCTTCATTTACTGAAACTAGTACATCATTACCATATTTTTCAATCTCTACATGTCTTTTATGTTGATGTTGGATTTTAAACTTCATGGCTTCAACTCCTCATGCTGGTTAGGTAGCTTGCAACCGCCTTTGCATTGGCTGCACTTATTCAACCCTATCCTGTTAACAATCTCGCGGCGCTGCTCTTGCCTAACTGCGATCTTCTTTTCCAGTTCAGCTATCTCACCGTCAATGCGTGATAGTTCGTGCTTGTCGTATTGGGTCATGATTTCAAACCCGCCATTACCCGATAAACCATCAGGGCCTGTTCATTGTTTTTCTTGCATTGCTCAAATACCGTGTTGACGCTCTTTGGTCTGCGATTACACAGGAATACAATTCCTGGCATCTCACGGCGTTCTGCGTTGGTTTCACCAAGCCTGCGACGTGATTCGATTTCGGAGTCAGCCATGATGCGACTGCTATCGCGACCATTCTTTGCAGCCTCCTCTGATGACCAGTAACGACAAGTCACTGTCTTGCCTGTTTTGTGGATAGTTCCTGAGTTCAGCATCTGACGGACTATTTCATTTGTGCGTCGCGGCCCGATGTGGATCAGCTCAATCAGGTAGCGCATCTGTACGCCTTCGTGATCTTTAATGAACTCAGCAATAGCTGCTTTGTGGCGTAATGTTTCTTTTCTGGATGACATTATTTAGACTCCGGTTATTTATCGTTCCCATTGAGGCAGTGGCTACACCAGCAGCCGAAAGAAGCACTGAACAACGCAGGCTTTCCGCATTTTGGACATTTGTCTGTGATGCTCATCATTCACTCTCCGGTTTATATGGGTAACGCTTTTGGAATGCGCGAAGGCCACTGAAAACCATGCTACCACCGCTGGCGCTTGAATGTATGACCGAATGCCCGTTACCTGAAATCACAACGTTGATGACTTTTCGTCCCATTTCGTGCGGGTGATTAATATCCGAGAAATATAATTTCCCATTCATTTCTGACTTGAGCAGTGCGGTATTGTCTTTCATTCTTCACTCTCCGGTTTAGGGGCGGCGGGTAGTGGCATCCAGTGGGTGATATCGCAACAATCCCATATTTGGCCGTCATCAAATGGGTCATCCCAATACCTGAACGCTTGATAGGTTTCTTCGTGAGTTGGGTAGTCCCATCTAATTTCGCCGATTCGCATATCCCCATTATTCATTATAAGAACAGGGATTTCTGGCTCTGGCATCCGCTCGCTGCACTTAATCCAACCGCCCTGCTCTGTATGGGCTGGCTGCGGGGTGGTGTAGAACTTTGTTCCCACCTCAAGCGTCTGGATGAGGCTCCGGTAGGCTAACGAATCTGGCTTATCAAAAATAAGTACCGGCTTGGCCTGCTTTGCTGATAAGGCTATGCGGCCTAATGCTACACGCTCATCCCATGACACCTTGCAGATGATGTTTTCGTTTGCTAACTCAATCAGCCTTTCTTCGCTGAACTTCTCTAAATCGTTATTCATGGCTTACCTCTTGAATGCATGGCATAAATGACAGGTCAGCGAAAAACTCACCGAATCCAAAGCACACTGAATATGCCAATCGACCGTGATGCTTAAATCCGGGATTGGTGATATCAGTGGTGGAATAAGTTGCTGTGATTTCCGCTACCACTTCCTCTGGGCTTGATGGTTTCTCTACCCACGGAATGCAAATCAGGTCGAAATCACGCGCCATTGTTCCGTGTATCGCCATTGCATAGCCATGTTTGCGAGCTATTTCAGCCAGTGCCGGATATAGCGAGCAGTAAACCGGGGCAAAGTTTGCAGGTTTCATTCCGCCTTCCCCTTAATTCTGATTCCGCCATCCGTGGCAGAGGTTGTTATTCGAATGGCACTTCGCCATCTGCGTTTTCAGGATCTGATGCGTCACGGACAATCTCAGTTACTTCAGCTTCTTCAAACTCACTTTCTACTGATGATGATTGCAGTGACTCAATGCGGGACTTGTGGCGCGTCTTCATTTCGACCAGAATTGCGCTCTCAGCCTTCCAGATACCGCGCTTATCAAAGTCTTCACGAATGGACGCACACAGTGCGTTGAGTGATGGAATGTCTGTGACTTCAGACATGGATGACTCAATAGCCTGATATTCAACCTGAGCGCGCGGGTTTGCTTGTGGGGTGATGTCGCGCTCACCTGATTTGATGCGATCTGCTTCGTCAGGGTCAACCATCTCGCTGATGCCGAAAGTCATGCGGGCACATTGAATGTATGCTTTGTGACGCAGCATGCGGGATGGCCATTTTTGCCATACGCTTGACTTAGAATCACGGCACTCAGCCATATACTCAGTGACTTCTACCGGACGGCTACGGCCTTTAATAAACATGCGGCATGTAATGGCGGTGAGGTTGCTTTTGTCATCCAGATGATCTTCAAACTCAACGCCGTCAAATGTTGGCTGACGGTTTACGATGCGATACCAGCCATCCACCATCAATACAACCTGAAGCTTTCCGCCGCTGATGAACGCCGCGCATTCCTTCACCATTGGGTTAAGGTCATACTTAGCGCATACCCCAGACACTACGGCAAGTTCAGCATTGCTTGCTGATGAGCCATGCTGGTTCTTGGCGCTGATGATCATGCCTTTCAAAACATCAGTTACATCTTCAACGGATACGCCGCTGCTGGCTGCTATTGTTTGTAATGCGTTACTCATTTTCTCTCTCCAATAATTAACCTAACAAGGCAAAGCATAACACTTCACCTTGCGATTGCAACTTATTTGTTTGCTTATTTCCATGCAGGCGGCATATCGATAACTTCGACATCACAAGCCGCACCAAACTCTTCAATCTCGCGGGCGATCTCAATATCTGCCTTGTATTCATCACGACCTTTTTCAACCCACGCTAACGGTAACTCAAACACGCGCACGGGATGCCGACCGATACTGCGACGCTCACCTACAGCAACGAAGATGAAACGCGGCTTGATGCCATACAGCGCCTCATATCCGTCACTGTAGAATGGTGCCTGAACGTAATAGCGAAAATTGCGGATGCTGCGCTGAAGGTGATCGATATCGCCTATCTTTTTAACGTCCAGAATTACCGGCCCGAATTGTTCTCGGTCAGGCATACAGTCAGGGCGGCATTTAAAGCGAAGGCCATTTTCAGCCCAGAAGATTGAGTGCTCATTGATGCACTCGCTTTCCAGGTACATGCGAGCTGTTGGGTGCGCCATAATCGAATCACGCATTGCTCCAACAATGTCGTACTCCTTCGCAGTGAGGATGATCCTGCCTGATGATGCCATGCTCTCGCGGAATGATTCCGCATTAGCCTGACCTGCAGATGACTTAATGTTGTATTCCGGCATGCGGATGTACTGCGCCTTGAATACATCAGGCTCAAGTACAGCGCAGTGCAAGTCTGTTCCACGATCAACAGCTTCACTTCCATCTGAATGCGCATTGCGCGCCCACTCGATGAGCGCCTGTGATTTATGGATAAGGTCCAGATCTGATTTTGAATAGGCTTTTACTTTTCGGTATTCAGCATTGGTCAGGGTGCCGGTTATGGATGGCATAATTAGCCACCAATCTTGTCAATGATGTACATAAAAGGCCAGCCAATAACTGCTACCATTAAGCATATAAACCATAATGCTGATATCAACATGCCAAACCACAAATCAACCCAATAATTGGCCCAAACTGACCAGTGGTTAATTTTTCCCATCTCTTTGATATGAAATTATTCATCTCATTTCCTCATCTCATCACGATGTAACATCACCAAATGCTGCTTGACTGGCGAAGCACCATCAAAAACAAACACCACCGAACCCATATTATTATTGCGAACCGGCAGACCAGTTTCACTGCTGATAAATGCGATGCGTCCTGTGATTAAGTGGCATTCGCTGCAATGCGCCATAGCTTTTGCGAACCATGTTACTGATGTTGCAGCGGGAAGCAACATGACCACTTGCCGACTTGAACCATCTGATGTCTGCTCAATGGCTTTATCAACTCATGCAGCCGTGTTTGAATAGGGTGGGTTGCACCACGCAGATATACCCCATTGTTTAGTTAGAGCGTTATGATCTTCAGTGAAATAACATTTAGCCAGCGCATTACTTTATGATGCCGCTACGTCATGAGAGAAGTTAAAGCGCGCATCATAGTATTTGAAAATATATGGAGGAGTTTGCCATAGATCTCTCTGTGGCTCCGGCGTATTGCTGTCGTGATAACCGGCTGTCATTTATTTTCCCCATTCAACTCTTCTGCAATCAACGTCGCGTAACCTGCGATATCCTTCCAGTTATCGTCGTAATTTGGATCGCCATTCAGCACGCGGCCAATTTTATGCTGAATCATATCCAGCGCTTCTTTCTGGCTATCGCCGAGTCTTTCCCAACCATCAGTAGAATGCATTACTGATTTCAAGTTGCGCATGATGATTGCACCATCTGAAAACTTGCCATATCGACTTCCGCGCTCAGCAATAAGAACCTGGACTTTCATTTCTCACCTCCCATCAACTTCACAATCGCTTCGCAGTCTTCGCGAGTTGCTTTTTCGGTGACGCGCATGAGTTCGCTTACGGTTGGGGTTTTGAATTTACGGTAACCCGCTAAAGTTATTGCATCGATAAATTCATATGGCTGATACCCATTTAGCATTGATTTTTCCAACGCTTCAAGCTGAGAAAAAGCCTCATCCCTTGCCACATCCTCAGGCGAGCGGATAGGTCGGAATTCTGGTGGATTAATTTCTGCGTTATATTCCATTTTGTCTTCGTGGCATAACCAAAATACTCTGTGACTACCAACACAAAGTATGGTTCCAACACCCCAACTTCCATCTTCTGCTTTAAATTCACAAATGCACCCAACCGGAGGCAATCCATCCTCACCCCACTCAGTAGTCAACTGCTGGTTTACAACTGGCTCGGTGATTGGCCGGCGCTCGGCTTTAATGTAATTACGGTGCCCATAAATTCCTGCCCATATGTCAGGCGAACCATTCATCCAACGGGCAAGCATTTTATTTTCTTT